CGACGATGTCATAAGACTTCAGCCACTCGACACCTTCCTCGACAGAGTTGGCTCCTTTGACCGCGCTCATTATCTTCGGGAATCCATTGGACCGCATATAAGAGATTGTCTCTGGCCTGCTTGAGTCTGCAACGATTGGCCACTTTTCTGATTCTGGGACCGAGAAGAATAAGGTTGGCGTGTCTGTGATCTCGCACCCCACCATATAAGCCTCGTAGTCAACGAACAGAGTGCGGCCAACAATATGGCAGCGCACCAAGACTGTCGGGTCTATCGCAAAGCCCCAGTCTGCACCCAAGCGGTGAACCGCGTCCTTCGGGGCCTCGAACTCCTCGACCCTCCAGTTCTTAAAGACTCTGGTCTGGGAGTTGGTGACATACGATCCCTTCCAGACATGGAGATACTTGTCCATGTCCCTGCCGCGGTCGTACTCCATCTCGGCCTTGAGGACCGTCGGAAACCAAGGATTGCCCTCGTAGTTGACCTCGATCACCAAAGTATCTGGTGGCGGGTTTGGCCCTCGCAATAGGTGATCCACTGGATCAGACTCATATCTCGGGTTCCAAGTGAACAGCAGCTCCGAGCCAGGCTTCCTAATCGTCGGGCGCAATAGGTCCAGACTGCGCTGGGAAAGACTCTGCGCCTCTTCCACCCAGGCAATGTCGTAGCCTTCCAGAGACTTAATTGAGTCGGCTGTGTGGTTCTGCATCCCTTGGAAGATGATTCTCCCGCCTCGGGGGGTCAGTATTTGATCCCGCTGGATCTCGAAGAGTTGCCCGACCTGAAGCTTCTCAATCTTTTCCTCGAGCAGCTTCTTGACCGACTGGTTGAGCGACTTCTGGACCTCACGGACGCAGACCACATCGGTCTTGTTTGTGACGCACCTTCTGATGATGTATTCAGCGAATGCGTGGGATTTGCCAGATCCGCGTCCACCGAAGGCCCCACGGTATCGAGCTGGCTTGGTTAGAACATCGACGGCCCAGCGTGGGATTTCAATGTTGAGGGTCGACAATGGTCAATCTCACCTCTGAAACCAATGGACCGCCACCAGGGCCGCTAATCTCGCTCTCAACCTTATCTGAGTATCCATGCTTGGTCAGCATCAGCTTGCTGATTGAAGCGTTGTAGTCGCCCATTAGACCGCCTTTAAGCAGCCCTCTCTCTTGTTTCTCAAGAACTTTTCCTACGATGTCAGAAAACTTAGGGTTTTCCTTGGCCCACTCATAGATCGTCTGCCTTCTCTTATCGATGTAGAGGGCAAGCCCGACAATAGTTGGCACAAGCTCGTCGGTAGCGTAAGCGCCGTCAACGTACTCTTGCGCTTTCGCAATTATTGCGTCATTAAGCTCTTTGGGTCGGCCACCGAGGTTTTTCATGCCTGCGCTTCGGTCTTGAGTTTGTAGGTCCAGATTTCCTTGCGCCCGAATCCTTTGACCCTGGCAATCTTCTCTTGTTCGATCAGACCTCTCTTGCGTAGGTGAGCCAGGCTCATGCTGATCTGGCCATCCGACAGCTCGGGGTGCTTCTCTTTCAAATCTGCGTGAGTTAAGGGCTGGCCGTTCAAGCAAGCCCTGATTTTAATGACTGCGCCAGAGCGCTCTTTTTTGATCTCTTCCATGATGATTCTCCTTGGCAATAATTGTATCACTTGCCGAATGCGACTTGAATCGCCCGACGGATTGCATCTATTGCGCTGGAGAGTCGGGCCTGAAAGAGTCTGCGCCTTCTGTATGTTTCGACAAAAGTTCTGATGACTCGTTTCATTTTTCTCCCCTTTCTCTGATCTTCCCGCTGCACTCGTCTGCCACGGCCTCGAGGTCTGGGTAATGAACACGGGCGTGTTTGTTGGCTATATCCTCACAGACCTTCGCACACGCCTCACGCTCAATATCCACCGCCCAGTTAACCAGCTTATAAATAAACTCGTCGGCATCCATTCCCTGTGGAAGCGCTGCGACCAGCTCGGCGATTTCGTCTCTGGTCACAGCTGCACCCCCATTACCGTCGGCCTGTATTCCATATAAGGCGTCTCGAGTTTCATTGGTCTGCCAGAGGCAATAAAGGTCGACAGCGCTCTGTCGTAAGGCCCGATTTTGTCAACCAGATCCAAGCGCTGGAGCAGGCGCAGAATGCCATAAGGCTCACGCTGGTGGCCGAGGTAATCTGCGACCTCTTTGGCTGTGTGCGGCTGGCGCAGATAGTCCAGCACCTTTTGTTCGTTTGGACTGAGTTTCATTTCCCCGCCTCTTGCTTCTCTGACCACATTCCGACGCAGACTTGCTCCAATTCCCAGTTCGGGTTGCCGTTGCTATATCGAGTCTTCAGGGCATCCGTTCTTCCCGCCTTGTAAGCCTCTGCATAGATATCTAGTGGGTCTTTGACTGGAAGAGTGAACCAGACCAAGAGAAGCCCAACTATTGCGCCCACCCCAAACCCTGCTGTGATTTTCATAATTCGCTCACTTTCATCAGTACCTTCACGACTGTCGCTCCATCTCTTTTGCAAGCAATCTCTTGTGCGCTTGATTTGGTCGAGAAGAGCATCGGGAATCCAAGAGCGTCCCGAAGAACGCCCCGCTTGAGTTTTACGATCCATGCTTTAAATGTCATCTAAAAAGTTCAGGGATGAAGTTAAGCGCTAGGAAGAGACTGCCCAAAAACAACGCACCTAAAAAGGGCTCGATCATGCCAACCGACTCTTCAACCTGGCACTTGAGTTTTGCGTCGATCCTTCGCTGCCGTAATTCTTGCAACTGCTTCCCGGTCAGACTGAACTGCATTAAGGGCGACTGTGAATATTCTCTTGAGTTCATATATGTTCTCCGCTTCATTGATTGCTGTGATGTTGTCAACTATTACCGACTCTGAGACTTTGACATCTTGCTCGTTCGGAAGGTCTTCGCCTGCATAAACCGAAATCCCCAGGCCGTGGCAGGCAATCGCCTTGACCAGACAGCGCATCATATTTTTGTTGACAATGAATGCGTCCGGGTTCTTGACGGCCTTGTTGGTGTGATCCATTACAGGCAAGTGCATTGTGATTGGCTTGCCAAATGCGGTGACTGTGCAGCTCACCATCAGAGTCTCAGTGAACGACTGGGGCTGGTGAAACTCCCAGGTGGCAGTCGGATCGGCCTTCATTAAGAAGTCGACCGCCACGGCCCAGCTCAAATAATCGAGTTTGTGCGGCCCCTTCTTCTCGACGTACTTCGAGACATCGATTGCCGCGAGTTCCTTGTAGTGATTCATTTTCTGCTCCTTCTTGGTTGATGATGGTTCTATTGTAGCGATTCTATTGTTTAATGCAATAGATTCTGATGATTCGCCCGTGGGCGCTTGGTCGATTGCTGGGCATATATCCAACAGGCTTGAATCGTGGGTCTTTGAAGACTGCGCCCATCAGGTTATGGTGAGCGCCCACTGGAAGTGGGCAAGCATTGTGGATGTCGTCTGAGCTGACCTGGCCCTTTTCGTTGGCGATCCGTTCTGCCAAGAATCGGGCTTGATCGAGCCACCAGCCAAAGCCCTGGGAGACTTTGGCCAGACCCTTGTCGCGCCTGGCGCGGCCCTCGAAGAGTCCGAGCTGCATCAGATTTCTTCCACCGTGATCTTGTACGCTTTGCGGTTCTTGTCGACCACAAAGAGGTGCTTCTTGGTGCTGGCGAACACCCCGTCGGCCCCAAGATCCCACTTTATCGATCCTGCGCCCATGATGATCCCCTCGGGATCGTGGCCATTCATCGTCTGCTTGATTCGGTCTGCAATGTAGTCGCAGAAGGCAAGCCTCGAATCGAAGACTTGCTCCTGCTCTTCAAGTTGTTGCTGGTGGAGCGCTGCGTCGATATCATCGTCGTTCATTTTTTCCCCCAATAGATTGCTTCGAGAACTGCATCAATGTCACGAATCGTCTTGTCGACCATTGCGATGGCCGAGTCGATCTCTTGCCGAAACTCTTGCTCTTTGATCTCCAGCTCACGACGCTTTCTGAGCCAGAACTC